GATCACTCTTACACGAGTGATGATGATCCCGGGAGAAAATGGACTAGTGTAACAACACTGATCCATCATTTTAAAGAACCATTTGATCAATTGAAGATAGCAGGTTTCTGCAGTAGAAAGAAGACTTCTAAGTGGTTTGAAATGGAACCCGAGAAAATTGTTGAGTACTGGAACAAAGAGTCTGAACGGGCCAATATGCTAGGAACCTGGTATCATGACCAACGTGAGAAAGATGTAAGTTCCTGTGAAACCATACGCCGGGAGGGTGTAGACTTACCCATATTCAAACCTCTCTTCGAAAATAATGTAAAGGTTGCTCCTGATCAAGCCTTGGTACCGGGGATCTATCCGGAGCATTTTATGTATTTGAAATCCGCTGGCATTTGTGGCCAGGCTGACCGAATTGAAATAGTCGGTGATGTTGTGAATGTGTATGACTATAAAACTAACAAGAAGATTGAGACCGAAGGATATACTAACTGGGAAGGTATCACCAAAAAGATGCTTCATCCCCTGGAACATCTGGATGACTGTAACCTAATACACTACACGCTTCAGTTGAGCTTTTACATGTATATGATTTTAAAGCACAATCCAAATCTGAAACCCGGAAAATTGACTTTGCAGCATATTATTTTTGCTGTAGAGGATGAAGATGAATTTGGTTTTCCGATCAATGAAGTTGACATTGCGGGTGATCCGGTAATCAAAGATATTGTTTTGTATGAGGTACCTTACCTGAAAAATGATATTGCCACACTACTGAACTACATTAAAACTAACCCAAACATTTTAAACAAATGAGAACATTTTATGATTGGCGTTCATTAGATCGCAAAACCCCTGAGAAGATTCCTTTGCAAGGAATTATCTTATGGAAAACAAAAAAGAAATGGTTGTTATGGATTAGAAGAGATCGTAATATAATTGCAAGTGATAGGATGCATGGTTATATTATTGCGCCAAGAACAATCTATTTATATAATGTTTACATTGCAATTAGTTTATGGGATGCAATTAAACATTTTAAAAGGTACATGGTATGATAAAGCTTTTTGATATTGAGAATAATACAGTGAAGCCTACCGCTCATTGTCAGATCATAAAATGGTTGCGTGTAATCCAGGAGAAATTCCCGGATAAGGCACTTAAAATCTACGCATATGTGTTTTACATGTCCTACCATGGTGAAGAAAATCCTTACTTTAACCTACAGCAAGATGTTAAGGAAGACTCTATTATTCATGATCTTGATATTGACTTCTCTCTGGAGGAGGATGAAATAATTGAGGCGGTGGAGAAAGCTACCAAACTGTATGAAACACCGACAATGCGAGCTCATAAATCCATCTCTACTCTGCTTGATCGTATTGCTACCTTTATGGGTACTGCCACTATTACCACCGGCCGGGATGGTAACCTTACAGCCCTGGCTAAAGTTGCGAAAGACTTTGATGATATCCGGCAATCCTATAAGGGAATTTCCCGGGATCTTGCCGAAGAGCAAGCACATCAGGTGCGCGGGGGACAGGATTTAGCATATGATCAGCAATAACTATGTACGGAGACTTCAGCATATCAATTCCTACTTACGAGAATGGTACGTGGACAACAACTGACTTTGACGATAAGAAAAAGTTCATAGAATTTGTATTCAGTTGTTTCAAAGAGCCGGGCAAGTACGAACTGGATAAGACAGCTCTGCTGTTTAATGAGCAGGCTCGTCTGTTTACTGACCAAGGCAAGGTGTATTGTATGGCACCGTACCGCAGTCGGGACTTTATCACCTACTGGGAAACTGAGAAGAAAAAGTGTCGCGCGGGAGTAATCTTCAAGAATGAGGGCAAGACCTGGTATCTTCCCAGGGACTATTACATGTGGATCAATTTCCTACCCATCTATGATAAGATCAAGAAGAGATTTGATTTCCCTTTGGTATGGGATGTTCAGATTCACATGGCCCTTTATGAGTGTCTGGCCGAACTGAATGGTAAACATGCTGCCATTACCAAGAAACGTCAGATTGCTTCTTCCTATTTCCATTGCGCCAAACTGATCAATCAGTTGTGGTTTGAAGAAGGGGTTATTCTGAAGATGGGCGCTAGTCTGAAAGATTATATCAACCTATCCGGTTCCTGGAAGTTCCTTGATGAGTATAAGAGTTTCTTGAATAGTAACACGGCCTGGTACCGGCCGATGAATCCAGGGAAAGTACTGGAGTGGCAACAACAAATTGAAGTTACCCGGAATGGCCGTAAACACCAGAAAGGTCTCAAGGGTATGCTACAAGGTGTTTCCTTTGAGCAATCTGCTACACGCGGAGTAGGAGGACCTACTAGTTACTTCTTCTATGAGGAAGCTGGTATCGCACCAACTATGCGTACCACTTACGAATTTATCCGTCCTTCCATGAAGATGGGTGAAGTTGTGACCGGTATGTTCATTGCTGCCGGCTCCGTCGGAGAACTTAGTGCCGCAGAACATTTGAAGGAGTTTCTCCTCTATCCGGATGATAATGACATCTATGCTGTGGAGACAGATCTTATAGATGAAACAGGTACGCGTGGGCGCACGGGTCTGTTTATCCCAGAACAGTGGGGAATGCCGCCCTATATTGATGAGTTTGGGAATTCTATGGTAAAAGAGGCACTGGCTGCTTTAGATACAGAATTCGAAGAAGCTAAGAAGAATCTTTCTCCCCAGGCTTATCAGTTACGTATTTCTCAGCACCCGCGAAACATCAAGGAAGCTTTTGCTACCCGAAATGTCTCTACTTTCCCTTTGACCTTGGTAGAACATCAGAAGATGCAAATCCAGGATAAGATGTATCCGTATGAGCTTGTTGATCTTGATGAATCTGTTAATGGAGATATAGTGGTGCACCGTACCAACAAACCGCCGATCAACATATGGCCAATCAAGAAAGATCTTCCTGATAAGGAAGGTTCTATTGTGGTTTGGGAAAGACCAGACCGGGATATCAGTTGGGGAAAATATGTGGCTTCCATTGACCCCGTCGGTGAAGGTCGTACAACTACCTCTGACTCTCTTTGCTCCATCTATATCTACAAGATGCCCACCCATATCCAGCGTACTACAGATGATAGAGTTGAGAATTTCATTGAGGGAGATAAGATTGTGGCGGCATGGTGCGGCCGGTTTGATGATATCAATGATACCCACAAGAGACTAAGATTGATGCTCGAATGGTATAACGCCCAGGCTATTGTGGAGAATAACGTATCCTTGTTTATCCGATACATGATTGAACAACGCAAGCAACGTTACCTGGTGCCTAAGAGTCAGATTCTCTTCCTGAAAGAGATTCAGGCCAATAAGACTGTATATCAGGATTACGGTTGGAAGAATACAGGTACCTTCTTTTCTACTCACTTGTTGAATTATTTGATTGAATATCTCAAAGAGGTAGTGGAAGAAGAAGTTGATGACTTCGGAACTGTTACCAAGAAACACTATGGTATCCGACGTATTCCGGATATCATGGCTATGGTTGAGATGCAGGGATACGATGGCGATAAGAACGTTGACCGTTTGGTTGCTTTGACTGCTTTAATTGCTTATGTAAGAGTGCTTCAAGCCAATACCGAAAAGAAAGTGGTTATAGAAAACCAGATAATAAATTTGGAAAATTCCCAAAAAATGAGTACCTTAGATAGAAGTGCTTTCCGTACTATCGGAAAATCTAAGAGTATGAACAGCACGAATAAACCAAGATCACCTTTTAAACGCTTACACTAATGAAGGTTCTAAACGCAATGGATTTAAAGAAGGGTGCAAAAGCTGAACACACCAGAATGTTCAGTGTATTGCAACCACTGCAGTTTCTTCCGGCGAAGGAGAAAGATGAAGAATGGACCGCCTGGAATATGGACTGGCTGGAATGGAATGGCTTAAAACAGATCCGGAGCAATGCCCGTAAGCTGATGAAGAACTATAAACTCGCTGAGGGTATTATTGACAAGTCCGACTATATCATTGAGGAAAACAACGAGATGAAAGATATTGTAGAACAGTTGGCTTCCAATGATGAAATGGAATCGTTGGAACTAAAGTTCTATCCTATTATTCCCAATGTTGTAGATACCTTAGTAGCAGAGTTTGCAAAACGTGATAAGCGTATTACCTTTCGCGCAGTCGACGAATATACCCACAATGAGATTCTGGAAATGAAACGTGCTGAAGTCGAGGGTGTGCTTGTAGCACAAGCTGAAATGCGTTTGCTCCAGGATATGATTCAGATGGGACTTGACACGGAAGATCCTGAAGTCAAGAAGATGATGGAAGAGAAAATGAACATTGAGAACCTGAAGACTTTACCCGAGATTCAGGATTTCTTTTCCAAGGATTATGAGGTAATTGCAGAGCAATGGGCTTCCAAACAACATCTTATTGATGAGGAACGTTTCAAGATGGATGAGTTGGAAGAGATGGCCTTCAAAGATAAACTCATCACCGATCGGGAATTCTGGCACTTCAACATGATGGAAGATGACTATCTGGTTGAACTATGGAATCCGGTACTTACCTTCTACCACAAATCTCCCTTTGAAAGATATATTTCGAATGCACAGTTTGTAGGGAAGATTGAAATCATGAGTGCCGCAGATATCATTGATACCTATGGTTGGAAGATGACTGAAGAACAGTTACTCTCCCTGCAGGAAAAATATCTCACGGATGTGCCCGGGTATGCTATTGCGGGCTACCAGAATGACGGTACCTTCTATGATGCTACCAAGAACCATGACTGGAACGTTGGCCGGCCGTCGCTGCAGTACCGCCAGCTCATGGCTGCCAGTCAGTTTGTTTATAATGGAAATGATATCATTGCCTGGATACTCTCGGAGAGTGAGGATAGCCATTACTTTAACCGGATCAACATGTTCCGTGTATGCACAGCGTACTGGAAATCTCAACGTAAGATTGGACACTTAACCAAGATTACTGAAACCGGTGAAGTTACTACAGCCATTATTACTGAGGAGTACAAGGTTAC